TTTGCAGCTTGATTAGCTATCTTTGCTAAAGTTACATTAGCATCAGCAATGTGTTCAGTATCTATACTTCCTGCGGCATAATGCTCAGAGTCTATAACATCGTCAGCTATCTTGGCTGCTGTAATTGCATCGGCTGCTATTAAGCCTGTAGTAATTTGTAAGTTTGCTATATGAGCAGTGTCTATACTTCCATCTGCGTAATGTTCTGAATCAATAGCATCGTCTGCTATTTTAGCACCTGTAATTGCATCTGCTGAAATGTGTGCAGTATCTATACTTCCATCTACATATTGGTCACTATCAACTGAATTAGCTGACATGTGAACAAGGTCAATAGAGCCATCTACATATTGGTCACTGTCTACAGAGTTAACAGACATATGTTCTAAGTCAATACTTCCTGCAGCATAGTGTTCTGAATTAAGAGTGTCATCTGCAATCTTAGCACCTGTTACAGCATCTGCCGCTATCTTAGCCGTTGTAACATTACCATCTACAATAGAAGCAGTTACTACAGCATTTGATGCTAACTCATCTGCACCTACTGCATCATCGGCTAGATGTTCATTATCAATGCTTCCTGCAGCATAATGTTCTGAATTAATTACGTTATCGCCTATCAATCCTGCTGTAATTGCATCTGCCGCTATCATTCCAGTTTCTACAACACCAGAACCAATAGTAACTGCACCAGTGTTTGCAATAGTAACATCACCACTTACGGCTACTTCCTGGTAACTAGTTCCGTCTGCTACTAATATCTTGGCAGAGGTAACATCTGGCATAATTAACTGAGCACCTAATGTTAAATTACCAGTTACACCTAATGTAGTTGCCATATCGACTGCTCCGTCAATATCGACAACATCAAGATTGGTTGTACCATCTACGTCAATATCACCAGATATATCTAAAGATGTTCCAGTTAAAACACCAGTAACACCTAAAGTTCCAGATACAGCTAAATCTTGTGACATTACAATGTCACCATCAGCTTCTATTGTTATAGCATCTGGATCACTTGCTGATCCTATAGTTTCACCATCACCAATAATGATATCACCAGTAACGGTTAAAGAACCTCCAACAGACGCACTATTAGTAATAGGTAAATTGCCACTTGCATCCAGAAACACGGCTTTTTCTGCTGGTTGAGTGCAGAAAATTGTTCTTGTACCATTCTGCCAATTAACGGCAGAATCACTATTACTTGATTGTAAGATAGCAGTTCTAGCTAATACTGTTCCAGATAAAGTATAAGTACCAACACCAATTTCAAAGTCAACACCATCAGTGCAACAATAGTAAGTTGTATTACCATCACCTATAGAAGAAAATGCTTCAAAACCATTTTCTGCTCCTATTAAAGTATAAGAGCTTGTCCCAGATGTAGTAGAGGTTTCTTTTACCCTATCTGCTAAAACTAATGCCATGTATTACGTTCTCTCTCTTGTAGGAAGACCTTTTCTAAATGCGTCATTATTTTCTCTAGCCTCACCTAAATCTTTTAACCTAGACAAACCATCCATAAATCTTTTTTCGTAGGTAGCAATAACATCTTGCTCCCCCTTCATAAAAGTATAAGCGTCAAACAAAGATCCGTAAAGTAGTGTATTTGGAGCATGTAAACTCATCCAAGTTGTTGCGTTGTCTGCTGATATAGATGATACAACTCCTGTTGCTCCACTAGAGCTACCTGTTACTGTCTCTCCAATTGTAAAATCACCACCAGGTATAATAATTGTAAGAGTTGTAGAAGATGGGACAGCACTAATGGTTGTTAATGTACTGCTTGTGCCACCAGTAATAACATCACTTGTAGTAAACGTACCAACTACGTTAGACACAGTAAGTGTGAATGTTGATTGAGAAAGACTAGTTGGTCTGTAGTAATAGTGTAATTCAACATTATAATTTGCTGCAGGTGAAGGTGCTAATAAGAAATGATCTGTGCTAAACATTGCATAATATTTAGGAAGACCTGTTGTAGAAGAATTAGGTGTATATTCTCTTAAAAAGTTAACATCTTTTTGAAGCAAATAAGTTTCTGATCCAGAAGTAGTTATTTGTAATGAAAAAGTTGCTAATAAATCAGTAGGGATTGTTAAATACTGATCTGATGCTGTCATTGTTGACGTAACATTTTTTCTAAAATTTTCTAAATCTACAGTTTCAAATATTCTATCTTCTGCTGCTTTGACAAAATTAGGTATATTTTTTAAAAAAGTTGTTTCTGTATTATCAACATATTCTTGTATGGCAGTTTTTAATTGTGTGTATGTAAAGCTCATTAGTTTGTTATAGTGACTGGTCCAACAGACGAAAAGCCACCACCTCCCTTTTGTGTTAAAGTAGAACTAGTTCCACTAGTAAAAGTATAATTGTTATCATCTGTTTTTGTTATAGCATAACCAATTGCAATATTTATTACAGATCCAGCTATACCACCAACAGAAATAACATCTCTAAATCTTACAGTATCACTTGATGACCTTCCATGATTTGGTTCATTAACACTAATGGCAGTAGAAGATGCAGTAGTAGAAAAAGCATTAAGAGGCAACATATTAGGAACACTTGTTTCCACTCTACTTGGCCTTGCATTTCTAATTGCTTCTGGGTCTGTTGATACTCTTGGAGGAGTTAAAGAAGGATGCTTTTCTTCGTATTCATCATTTCCTACAAGTGAACCATTCCATTCTTTTCGCATATCTCTTATTCTGTATCTAAACCCAGAACGATCAGATAAACCAAAAGCGTATTTCCCAGATGCAAATGCTCCCATTATCCTACCTTATAGTAACTTAATTGAGGACTTACAGTAAAAGACGACCTGTCTCTATCTTCTCCCATAGCCCTTTCAAATTCTTCTTCATAAACACTTTTTAATAATTGTATCCTATCAGGTGCTTTTTTCATAGCTATATAATAAGCTAAACCAGCAGTCAAACAAGGATAAAATCTAAATGGAACTTCCATTGTATTGATCTGTGTATCGGCATCTTGCATTCTTGTTAAAGCGTCATAATAAATTACATCTGTACTATTTTCTGGTGCAGGCCAAATCTTTAAATTAGGGGTTATTTGCCTATCAAGAAAAAATTGTGTAGGTCTTCCTGTTTGTGTTTTATTCGGGGTTGCCAAATAAGTATCTCTACTTACACGAGTCATACTAAAGTCTGTGCCACTTCTACGAACAACAGCAGAAAGTATATCAATGATATCAGTGCCTAATGAGTATTCTGTATCATCAGCCGTTAAAGCTTGGGTCTTTTGTTGAATAGTCCATTGATTTAGTCCTCTGTTAGACCACTCAGCAAGCATGATATTTAAAGATCGTTTGGCAGTTCTAAGATCATATCCAGTACGAACCTCTAAGCCACATCTTTCAAAGGCTTCTTCAATGTATTCCGCTACGTCAAGTTCAAAATCAGTAGAGCTAGAGGTTGTCATTTATTTATCCCTTTTTAGTTGATTTCTTCTTCTTTTTAGGAAAACCAGCTTTCATGTTTTTATAGGCTTTTGCTGAAATTGTACTGTTTTTCTTAGTACGAGATATGCCTTTTTTCTTTCGTTTATTTATATTAGTCCATAATCCAGGTTTGCTCACTTGTTCTCCTATCTGGCTTCGTGATATAGCCATTAAAGCATTCTTTCAAATATTTTTACTGCAAAAGGGGAAATAAATATTAAAATAGCTAATCCCCAAAGTTTATCTTCAAGTCTTTTTAGTTTATCATTTATTTCACCGTATCTTTTATCACATGATTCTTCATGTTTTTCCAATAACTTTAAAATATCTTTACCTGTCATCTGCACTTCCACCTTTTTCTAGCTTGTCTTAAACGACTATTAGGATCTTTAGCAGCTTTAGGAAATTGTTTCATTTGCCCTGCTGATCTTGCACAATAAGACTTTCTTCTTTTAGCATCTTTGCTTCCAACTTTAGGACTACCTGTTACAGCAGTCTTTAACTTAGAACCAGGATTATCCCTGCGATATTTAGCCACACCTTTAGCAGTCATTCCAGCACCAGATTTGGTAGGTCTCTTTTGACCACCTCCTATGGTATGACCTTTCATAGTTCCTTTTCTTTTTTTCTTCTCAGCCATTTATACCTCTATGCGAAGAAAAAAGTCATCATATCTATTGTGCCAACAGTATATTTAACAGTAAGACCATTTTCAAATAAAATGCCATTTTCTGGTATAGTTCTATCAATTGTCGTGTTATCAGTTCCTATAGTTCTTGATTTAAACAATACTGTTCCTGATTCTGGTGTACCATCTATAAATTCAATAGTACCAGCAGTTCCACCAGATACAATCGAAAATCCTTTTAAACGAACTCTAAGTCCACCACCAACAGATTGCGCGGCAGAAGCGATAGATCCAACTTCTATATTCCCTGCAAATTGTGCAGAACTTGTTACTGAAGTAACCGTTTTAAAGTATTTAGTTCCATCAACAGCTTCAGCAGAACCAGTAGAAACAATTACTTCTGTAAGAGCATTATCAAAAACATCCGTTCCAACAATGGTGTTTGTTTTAGCATTATCACTTGTTCCTGCTGTAGTTACAGTTAAAATTCTAGCTCCACCAGAAGCAAAAGCTGTATTCGCTAATGTTGCTACTGTATTAGGTCTTGCTGCGGTAACTATAAAATCATCATCTGCCGCAACTTCATCACTTATAAAGGCTGGTTTTACGTCTGAGACTGCTCCCATATTATTCTCCTTAGTAAAGTGGGGGAAATTAATCCCCCATTAATTAAGCTTCGTAGCCCATCAATTCGATGAATAACTTACCTGCTGAGTAATCTGCATCTGTTGCAGCACCAGTTGTTAAGTATAAAAATTCATCTGCGGCTGGAGCGGCAGCAAAGAAAACTTTACTTCCTAATGTTGCATCACCTGCGTTGACCAATAATGATTCTGTTAAGCCAGATATTAGACCATCCTCAACACCAGTACCTTCTGTTGCAGAGTGTATGTTAATATCTGGATCACCACCTGCTGGTGCTTCAAAACATTCCATGCTACCTGTTAATATTGTACCATTTCTTGCGGCAGTTATTTGACCAATGTGACAAACTAAAGCAGTTCCGTTAACACCAATGATATCAGCTCCACCAGTTGATCTTAAACCAGTTAAGTCTATTAAAATTCTTGTTGTGATTATACCACCAACTCTTTGAACAGAACTTCTGTAAAGAGTTCCAGAGCCAGTTGTGATACCAGTTCCAGCTTCTACTGCCATTGTGTTTGCATCTAAAGAAGCAAATCCAGCAGTAGATATAGACATTTGAGTTGTTTCTGTTCCAGTACCTGAAGCAGTAGCAATGGATGAGAATCCACCTTCAGAACGTAGAGTTCCTTTAAAAGTTGTAGTAGCCATGTAAGTCTCCTTGTCTTGGCAGTTGTCGAAGTTAATTCTTCGTCAAGGTAATTTAACTATACATAAAAAAAGGGTGACTTACAAGCCACCCTTTTAATAATCGAACAATTGTTCGTTAAGCTGCGCCTGGTGATCCAAACACACAACGAGGATCAGAGAAGCCAAAAGCATAACGCTCTCTAGCTTTATATCTCATATTTCCTGTGTCGAAGTCTGCTTCCATGCTTGTGCTTAATGGTGTTCTTTCAAAATATTTGAAACCATTTGGAGCATCTGTTTTAATGAAAAACGCATCTGTATCTGTTAAGAAATGGTTGATAACGTAACCTTCTGGTAACATTCCCATGTTCTTAACTGCGTTTACATCGTTGTCAGCAGATCCTGATCTTAGAGTTGACTCTAACAAACGCTCGGCAACAAACTGAAGTGCTGGTGGAATGATTAACTTCATACCACGAAGGGCAACAATCATGTTACGCTCGTCAACAAAATTAGAAATGTCAATTAATGCACTTTCTAATGATGTTTCGTTTAAGTCAGCGGCCGCTGATGGTTCATTTGAAAATGTTCCACCACCACCTAACGGATGGTTTGTAGCACAAAGCTCTATTCCATCACCACCAGTAAAGCTGGAGCTAAACGCATTGTTTAGTGTAGCAGCAGCTTTAACTTGCTTAGTGTGTGCCATTGATCTTGCTAGTGCCTTTGTGTATCTAGCACCAAGACGGTCATAGAGATTATCTTCCATTGCTTCCTCTGTTAGAGCGAAAGCTAATGCAACTGTCTCCATTGTATATCTTGATGTATATACTTCGTTAGCACTGTCGAATGCAACTCCAGATCCCTCTGATTTAGTTGCAGCATTACCAAATCCACTTAACATCACTTCTTCTTCAAACGCTCTGTCTGAAGATTCTGTCTCATAGATTTCTGAATGCTCATTGTCGTAACGGTCATATTCCATGCCAAAAAGGGCATTTAGACCTGGTTCTAACTCTTTTACGAGTTGCGCTCTTGATATAGCCATAAACTATTCTCCTATTAAGCTAATCCTGCTCCTTTTAAGCCGAATACATGGTTAACAATAACAACTTGCACATTAGTATGTGCAGTAGCAACATCTGAATTTTCAGGGTCTCTTGAAATGTCAATCGCTTTAAGAGGTAAACTTGTTGCTGTACCTCCGTCAGTGACTTGTAATTCAGCTCCTGAAATACCAGTAGTGGTGCTTCCAGCAGTTGTATAAACAATATCAAAATTACCTAATAAGTCTGCCACTGGAAAAGCTATAGCAGCTTGTATTTCATAAATAACCATAGGGTCATCAATGATAAACGCTTCTATATCAGCAGCAGCAGTGCTTGCTGGGTAGTAGTTGGAAAAGGTTTCTTTCCCAGAAACTGGGTCTGTATACCTACAACCATTAAATACACCAACTACAGGAACAGTACCTCCATCGGCATGTACTTCTACACCACCGCCAGTGACTTGCATAACCATGTCACCTTGAAAGATAGCAGTTCCGTAATCATTGGCAATTCGATATCGGCTTTGTCCGCCAGTATAGGGTGTTCCACCTATTCTGCCTATAGGACGCATACCGAAAGCAGCATCTTTATTCGCCATTTTAAGTCTCCTTAGTTTAAATTATTAATCAACGGACTTTTTGCCACCAAAGGCGACTTGAGACCGTCTTTCTGGTTTCATCATAGGCATCGCAGGATTTGAATCTTTCATCATATCTCTGTCAACTGCCTCCATTTGACTATTTGTTTTATTTGCAAAGTATTGATTTCTTTGCTCAACAAGTTCATCAGGTATCCGTGCCAACAAAAGACCACCCTGACCGATTACTCCAGCATTCTTGCCTTCATCTACAATGGGTGCGTCAAAGTCTGGATAATCTTCAGCACGAACTAATTCATATCCTTCTCTTAATCGTTTATGAATATTTGATTTATCATCATAATCCATAACTCGTTCTCTTATCCACCTATGTTTATAGCCAATAGGGGCTTCAGGAGCATCTAGTGTTGATGGTGGCTTCCATGTCTGTACTCTCGCAGTTTTTTCACGAGTTTGCGACTCTC